TGCGGCCGTAGCATTCCAAACTCGGTATCGGGCTTGCGATCCTCCGTTGTTTCGCGCCCAGAACGAAAAGGTGTATTGAGTTGACGCAGTTACAGTAATCGCCTGACTAAAGAAAGCACCACCACCGCTGGCAATTAATATTCGTCTTGCATTACCAGTAGATCCATTAGGTAGTTGCGTGCTTAATGTACCAGCGGTGTAGCCAGATGAAACCCAGTTCGTGCCATCAGTAACAACAGTATTAAAATCATCCGTCCGCCGCGTAAGGTTTGTAGTCTGCCCTTCAATCAGCAGTCCCCTTGGCTCCCCAATGTTCGTAGGGCTGTAGTCGAACCGAGGGGCGTTGATGGCTGCACTAGTGACATACCCGCTGCTATTGATGTAGGTAGCAGTAGTACTTCGCGTAAATGTCAGCCTTGAGTCCAACACACCCGTAGTAAAGTCAAGGTCCAGCGTGGAGCCATCCCCTTGGTAGTTCGAGGGCATCAGTGTCACCCGCCCACCCTTTCGCATACCCATCCCGCTGAATGGGATGAAGTTAGTGGGTGAACTCGGGGATGAGTAGGTATTGCTGTATGTCATTGATTCTTTCCAAGCCAGTTGAGGCCTGAGGTTCCTTGGGTTCCGAAGGTTTTCGTATATGCCCGCTCGACCCGTTCGAGTTCGACATCAATATCTCGTTGTTTCCTAGCGATGATCATCTTGTCCACATCAACTGCCACTGCTTTCGCCCAATAGCCAACGGCCATGGAGAGCGCATCGAGTCTGTCATCATGCCTAAGGCTCCCACGATCCCTTGTGATCCTGGTGAGTTGATAGAAGAGCTGATAGGACAACTGCTTCTCCGGCGGTAGCCCCTTGGTGGACTCATAGTCAGCCTTGATGACTGCCGGTTGCACTACGAGTCGATGCTGGTTGAGGATGGGTTCAAGGGTATCGATGATCCGCCGTTCCTTCTGAATGGAATGGCGTACCTCTTCGATAGAGCATGGCCATGAGTCCCGTAGGTACGGGGTCAGGAGCTGCGTGAACATTCCATCCCCGAAGTTTGATTCGACGATGCACTTGTTGACCTTCTGATCCCTAGCAACCTTGGCGAGTGCTCTGAGGTTCTCAGGTGTGTAGCCACCACGGAGTCCACCGGCTGCGGTGAGGTGCATCCATCCATTGCTCATCTTCACGACGGCATACGCAGTTTCATCCTCACCACGCCCCGAGGGGTCAATGGCAAGTACGGAACCGGCGAAGGGTATGAACTTGTCTGAGATGGATATGGGGTTGTGGTAGCGGTCACCACGGAAGCCAACGGCAGGTAGGTCTTCCTCGATCTTCTCCTTGGATCCTGACCACACCAAACGCTCCGGTGCTTGCTCCCAATCGCCACCATAGGCAATGAGGTCATGGAGCTTGAGGGGATATCTGTCCTGATCAGCCAGACTCGTATTGAGCATGAACTGAAGTTGGAACCCGCTTCGCCCATAGGACAACGCTCGTTCCTGTAGATCCTCTTTGGAGAACCGCTTGGGGTCTGTAGGAGTCCCAACGATCTCTTCAGTCCACTCCTCTTGGATCGTGGGTGCCAAGCGACCACCGTAGGCGGTCATCTCGGTCTCTGAGGGGTACAGGGCTGGCCATATGCGGCACTCATAGCCTCGCTCTTGGAGGATGTTGTAGATGGACTCTTCGCTCTGAGGAGTCCCTAGGAATATGACGCGCCCCCCAGGCTTGATGATTGCATCGACTTCCTTGATGCGCTCCTGTAGTTGCTCCCTCATGGTGGAGGTGAGGCTGTTGTTGGCTACCTCCACATCGTCAAGGATCACTACATCAGCACGGGAGCCTGTTAACTGCCCGGTGATACCGAGGCTCTTGACACTTGGAGCATGGCTCGGTGGCGCAGGACCCACATCAAAGGCTATCGCTGAGTTCCTTTGGGTATCCCTAGGCATCAAGTGCTGGTACATGGGCACTACCTGCATCAACTTCCGGCAGAATGAGGCGAACTCATCAGCCCGGTTCTTGGATGCAGAGACAACGAGGAACTGCTTCGTAGGATCCAACATCAATTCATGCATAACGAATGCTGAAGTGATCCAAGACTTCCCTACCCCACGGAAAGCAAGCGTTACAGATCGCCTTGGACCACCTTGGAGCCATGAGGCCATCTCATATTGCACCTTGGTTGGTGCAGGGAGCCCAAGTTCAGCCCAGACAAGGTGGAGTCCATTACGGAAGTCCTTGAGCCGGGGATCTATCTCCATACTTAGGTGCCGGTACGCAGATCTTCCTGATTATCAAAGGGAAGCTGCTGGGCAAGACGGAGAATTGGGGTACCCGCGAGAGCCACTTGATCCACCTGGTTGTCCTTGAGCATCTGACGGGCAACATTGAGGTCAGCGGGTGTCGCTTCCCCTGAAGCAACCCGGCGCAGCAGCTCATTGCAGAGACTCGCATGGAGGCTCTTAAGGGTTTCCTTGGTGGGATCAGCCATTGAGGATCAATGCTCGGAGGTAAGTGGTTGCTGCACCGGCTCCAGTAGCAAGTGCTGCTGAAGTAACGACACGCATACGAGGCATCGTCTGAACCATCTGTGTGTAGTTCCGTGAACCAAAGTTAATACCAACATCCCAATGGTTGACAGGAACCTTCAATGAACTTACGGGGACACTCAGGAGCGTAAACCACTCAAGATCATCAACACTTCCTTGGATCTCGATGATTGATGCAGCCGTCGGCGTTACTGTTGCTGTGGCGGTACTAACGATACTCAGTAGAAGCAGCCCAACCGTTGATGAAAGTGGGTTGTATGCCAATGGTGCACCGTAGGCACCGCTGTTAGTGATAGCGAAGTTGCTAGTTTGAGACAGGAGATACTTGATTTGCATATTTATTTACTCGCTAGGGTGTACTGAAAGAGGGCTGAAACGATGGCAGCAATGACTCCTGCTGCACCAATGATGTATGAGCGTGAATGCTCTAGATGACGAACGCGATTATCTAACTCCTTCATTTCCCCTTGGGCAGCCTGACGCTGCTGTAGAAGCAGGTCGAGCTTTCCTTCAAGGCGGCCAATGGCAAGCATGACTTCATGGTCGAGTTGGGTATTCATGGGATGCCTTAGGAAATGCGGTAGGCAGAGAACCAGCCGTCGAAGCCAGTTCCGTTACCACTAGCAATCCACACAGTGACTGTCTTTGGACCGGTGTGTAGCGTTGGTAAGCCAATTGACCATGCTGCACCTAAAGAGCTCGTTGCTGTTGCTAATGCCGTGTTAAATGCCGTTGTTGGATCAATCAGTGGATTACCCACGGCGGCTTGGTAGGTAACCGTGGCAGATGGAGCCGTGAAGTAGCAGGACTGCCCAGCTGCAAGTACTAGATTGACCTGGCGGCTTCCGTTAGTGCTACCTGTTGATATACGCCACTTGTTCACCGCACCAACAGTGAGAGTGCTTAAAGGGACATTGACGGTAGCACCCTGAGCTACTGTATTGTTAGTTGCACCAGGATTCGTATCGATGACAACGATACTTCTGAAGAAATACTGGGAGTAAATGAAATGAGCAACTGTGGGCAACGAGGTGTTAGTTGGTTCTGCCCAACTCGCATTACCCAAGTTATCCGTTGTGAGGAACTTACCTGCCACAGGGCTCCCCGAAGTAATCTTCAGTGGTCCAACGACGGTAATCGCATTTGCAGCGTTGTTGGTGGAACCAAGGATCACGGTGCCATTCGTAGTGATCGCAGCGTTAACCGAGAGCGTATCTGTGGCTTCATTACCAACCACTACATTCCCTTGGAATGTGTTGGCACCCGTGAAGGTGTTGGTGCCCGTAGCGGATACCGTGGGGATCGCTGTGTTGGTGAGTTGACCCGCTACGAAACCAAGCCCGGTACCCAAGGAGATCTCAGCCACATTACCGGCGGTAGTGCCGGTTGTTGGTCCACCGAGCAGACGGGCACCCGTGGATACCTGCTGCATCTTTCCATAGGTGACCTTGTTGGCACCGATGATTGGGGATGGGTAGGTACCACTGAGATCACCAGCCGCAGTACCCACGGGAGGTGCTCCTATGACATACAGGGGATTGTCAGTAGTTCCGTTGCCACCCAATAGATCCATGGGTGTGCCATTGACACTCGTTGGCGTTGTGGAGACCTGCCCCAACTTTGCAGAAG